CCTCGAGGATGTACCCGACCAACTCTTGAGCCTGTGAGCCTCTGCCCTCACGCCATACGCTCGTCGTGATACCCATGTGACGGGCGAGCCAGTAGAGAAACTCGAGATTGTAGATTGCCTCTAGCTCGTCAACGACTGAGCCATCAGGCGCGAAAATGGAGCCTTTGCCAGTACCATCAGACTTGTGCTTGGTAATGAGGTGACCAATTTCGTCAAGCGTGAAATACGGAGCGTAGAACTCGGGAGAAAAAAGGGTATGCCCATCACCGATGACGACCTTGGCGTCCAGTGCTTGACGCACCCTGTCTTTGAAGTCTGCTTTCATTTCTTTCCTCTTTCTGTAGGTTGTATGTACACTATATCAACTCACACAAATAACCCTACACTATGTTCCACGTGGAACATTCACCACCTGAGCACTTGCACTCAATGCTGGTAGCAACCGAACGCAGAGAGGGCGGTAGCCGAGCGTAGCGAGAAAAAAACATCTACCAACAAAGAACTCTAACTACCACCGGGGCTAACGAGAGATGAGTGCGTAGCCTTAATCGCCGGCTTGAGCTACAAGCGAAGCGATAGCGCGAGTGGGACTAGAGCTGCGCGGCGAAACCAGAGCTGCGCGTCTAGGTCTAGAGCAAGAGCGAAGCGATGGCGCGTCTAGGACTAGAGCTGCGCGGCAGAACAAGAGTTGCGCGTCTAAGAGCGAAGCGATAGCGCGGCGTACAAGAGTAAAATAAGTAAAACTAGAGTTGCGCGGCAAAGCAGTATTGCGCGTCTAGGACTAAAGCTGCTCAGTAATCGCCGGCTTGAATAATGTATTATTTATGTATGAGCGAAGAAAACCCAAAAGAAAAGAAAATACGAGTAGCGAAAGATTCGCCGGCTCCAAAAGAACAAACTATTCCTGGAAAAATAAGAACTAAGATTATTCGTCGGGCGTGCTGCCGTTAGGCAAGTATTGACGTAACGATAATAGGAGTCTTTTCTCCAACCCAGGCTCCAAGAACATTGAAGTCTAGGTATTCAGTAGCTTCTTCGTAGTCAAGGCCGTCCCTCTCGATGAGGACATCAATCATCTTGTCGTATGAATACACAGCCAGAAGTGGCTCATTCATCCTTTGAGACACGCCTATCATCGCCTCATCAAATCCGTCTGCTAGCAATACGGATTCGCCGATGCTTTCTAAGTACTCGTTTATCGCATCCCTGTCCATTTAGAATATCTCCAGTTGCTTGTAGTCATTTGGTGATGTGCACACAACGTGCCTATATAAGTGGTTCTCAGCTACTACTTCTACAACGGTTTTGGAAGTTCCTTTTAGCCAAACAGTTGCCTGACGTATAACGCTGGTTGATTTTGGGTCAATACCAATTCCGCATACAACGCATTTAAATGTGGAGGAAAATGCCATAAGTTTACTTAGAGTCACTTTCTTCGTCTGGTAGTGGATAGCGCGTAATGTTCGCTTGCTGCCCAATCGTTTTGCCCATTCTACCGTATACGTCGTTTGGTGAATTCTCGACGTGCAAGCTCAGCCAGGGAGCCTCCATTTCTCCAAGATGGATAGCTTTCCACTGTTCAAGAAGGCTTATCCTGTTACTAGAGACTCGCAGGAGCCCTTCAAGTCGGTCAATCTGTTTTTGTAGTGCTGCAATTTCTTCTTCCATAACCTAACAATAGCCCGTATGATACAGAGATGCAACTGTCTCTTCAAGATAATCATTTAGTGCTTGATTTCCCATATGACTCATCTCAGGTTGCTGAAATCAAGAAGATAGATGGAAGTTCGTGGGACAGGGTCCAAAAGGTATGGCGGCTCCCCATGTCCTCGCTAGAGGAAGCAAGAGAGTTTGCCGCAAAGCATAAATTCACAATAGATATAGATGTATTGACTTTAACAATCCAAAAGAAAAGACCAGAAAAATGTGTCTTTATGAGCGACGCAAAGCTCATGCTGCGTTGTCCTTACGAAAAAGTAATTATCAAGGCCGTAAAGCAGATACCGGGAATAACTTGGAACTCAGATAAGAAATCATGGCAGGCCCCCCTGGCTTCAGTCGCTGAAGTAATTGGCTGGGCAAACTCTTTCGATGTGCCAATTGCTGAAGAGATACATGCGCATGCAGTAAATGTTAAAGACAGTCTAAACAAGCTAAAAGACGCATCGCGCTCTACGGATGCAGAGATAAAGGTTGAGAGCATCAAAGGCGAGCTACTCCCATATCAAAGAGCAGGCGTAGCTTATGCGAGCAACGCTAAAAGAACATTCATCGCAGACGAGATGGGTCTAGGAAAAACACTACAAGCAATTGCCACGCTGGAATATGTTTGGGACTCATACCCGGCAGTTGTCGTGTGCCCACCAACGCTAGTCCTAAACTGGCAAGCAGAGTATGCAAGGTGGTTGCCAGAAAAAAGAGTTTCCGTTGTTTCTAATAGAAAAGAATTTCCCGACAAGAACTTATACGACATTGTGGTAGTTGGCTATAGCAACATCTCTCACTGGGAAAAGGAACTGAAGGGCCATCAGTCGTACGTGTTCGACGAGAGTCATTACTGCAAGACACCAACAGCGGGCCGCACTAAGTCGGCAGTAAAGATAGCCCGTACTGCACCAAAGGAAGGAATAGTTCTTTGCCTTACTGGTACTCCGGTAACGAATAGGCCAGCAGAGTATGCATCGCAACTAGAGATACTTGGAAAGCTAAAAGACTTTGGTGGGCTGTGGGGTTTCTATCGCAGATACTGTGGTGCGTTTCAGGACAGCTTCGGGCAATGGAACATAAGTGGACATTCTCACTTGGACGAACTCAACGACAGACTTAGAGGCAACTGCTACATACGTCGCACTAAAGACCAAGTCCTCAAAGAGTTGCCCCCAGTCATACACAACCCAATAATTGTTGAGGGAACTGCTGCCGGAATGAAGGAGTATCACAAAGCAGAGAGAGACATCATCAAGTATCTCCAAGACAGAGCACGAGAGATAGCGCTAGAGCTTGGTCAATCGCCACACTCAGCAGCAGTTATTGCAAAAATAAAAGCAGAGAGCAATGAACATCTAGTGCGCCTATCTGTGCTGCGTCGCTTGTCAGCAAGAGCGAAGATGCCCGTTATAGAAGAGTGGGTACAAGCGCATATTGACGAAGGAAAGAAAGTAGTCATCGCAGCTCACCACAGAGAGGTTGTAGACGAACTGTCACGTCGCTTTGGTGGATTGAAGATACAGGGCGGCATGAGCGTGCAGGAAGTAGAAGAGCACAAACACAAATTTCAAAACCTGTCAGCCGAAGAAGCGCCAGTTATCGTTCTTTCAATTCAGGCAGCAAAGACTGGACATACACTCACTGCTTCGCAAGACGTTCTTTTTGTAGAACTCCCGTGGACACCCGCTGATGTTGACCAAACTTACAGTAGATGCCATAGATTAGGGCAGCAGGGCAGCGTGACTGCTACATACATGCTCGCATCAAAGACTCTAGATGAAGAAATCTATTCGCTTATCGAAAGAAAAAGAGGAGTCGTAAACTCCGCAGTAGAAGGTGGATTCGAAGGTGGATTCAATTCACATCAATTAGTTCTTGACATGCTTAATAGGTAGTCTAATCCTCTTCGTCTTCTTCGTCTTCTGGCGTAATCATCAACTCTTCCGATATTGCCTTCGCGTACTTGCGCCTAAGTCTCCATATCTTGGAGTTCAACTCATTCATTGCAGTAGTCTGACGAGCCTTAGCTAGCGCTCTCTTATCGTAGATGCCGTGCTTCTTGAAGAGGATGTCATCTATGTCCGAGCTTTCTAGGATGATGTCTGATACCCACCCAGCCCTACTGTCCATGACCATCATCATTTCGCAGAACCCTTCGGCGCCAAACTCTTCATAGATTTTGTTTGCAACCATTGTGCAGTAATGATTTCTATAGATAGTCTCGGCGTCTGCGGATGCAGCCATAAACTCGCCAATCCATAGAGCTAGTTCCTCTCTTGGTGGAAGATTGTCGTCTTCCATGTTCTCAAAAAAATCAGGTTCGCTCATCTGGCCCGCCGTTCTCTGTGCATTGCCTAAGTACAATAATACATTTACTGTAATTCAGGAAAGGGAAAGCAGAAACCCCTGTGCTTTAATTTTTCTCTGCGTGACAAGAGAGTGAGTTGTCATTGATGCAATGGCCCTCTCTCTTGGCTCAACTTCTCTGTAGTGGTCAAGGTATTCAACCAAGGCGTTGTATGCAGACCATGCATTATGCCCGTAGTTCTTGGCATTGCGTTCGTTCTCATACAACGCACGAACTGTCGTAATCGTCTTTTCTCTATTTCGATTCTGACGTTCGGTATCTGTCGCCTTTTCTGGGAACATAAAGTTTATGTACTTTGAAAAGTTGCTACCGGAAGTAGGCATTGGGATAGCAAG